ATATTATTTATAATATAATAGGAACTCCCTATTTCAATGAGTTTCTGATTGATATCAATTCTTGATAACTTTGGTACCTGGTAGCATATACTAACTTAAGTGTCTGACTTCTCCCTAAATCATTTACATCAAAACCCTCTGGAAGAAATACTACCTTGACTTTTTTATAAGCTACTAATTTAAGTGCGAGATTAACAGCATAAGACCTGGCATCGGGGTCTAAAAGGATAATATATCTTTGGCATTGGGATTTAAGTAGTTCATTGACTTGGTACTGGCTAATAGCTTTACCCATTGTGGCAATTGCTCTATCCCCAATTGTGAGAGCATTAAGTGCTCCTTCGCAAATGAATACCGACCGATACATCTCCAATGCGTCATGATTAAAGATGATAAACTGTTTTCCCAAACCGGTGATATCTTTGTCTGGGTTATTATATCTGGGCCCTTTGCCGATAACATTTCGAGCATTGTAATACCTAAGTTGGCCTTTGTAATAAAAGGGGATAATGAGGTACCCATATGTCGTACCCATTGTTCCATATCCGATACCACATCTTGAAAACTTCTCGAGGTTAAAGCCGCGTTTCTTGATATATCCACGAATGCTTTTTGCAAGTTGGCTGTCTCCGAGCGAAATATTTCTAAATCCATCTGGGAGATATACGGGCTTACTTTCGGCAAGTTCGATTTTCTCTTCCTTAAACTGTAGTTCATCAAATTGTCCATTGTTCAAAAAATTAATTAGTTCATGGTACTCAGTAAATCCTTCTATGTCCATTATTAGTTGAGCAGGAGAAGGATGGGCATTACATCTAAAGCAATTAGTTCTGTACATGGAAAGATTAACTCCCATCTTTAATTCCCTGTGACAGTATGGGCAAGTTGGGAGTTTCATCCATCCTCTCCTATATTCAAAAGCTCCAAGTCTTTTAATGAAATAAGTTTTGAGCTTAGACTTAAACTGATTTGTTATTTTCATGTTCCATTATAGCTTTACGAATTACTTTTCGGATTCTCTTTAAATCCTCTAAATCCAGGTTACCGATGGAAATTGTTTGCCAACCATTATTGGATATTTCTAAAGCTAATCCATCAGTCCATTTATCTTTTACTACTTTTACTTTCTTTGTTCTCATTCTTCTTTTACGATTAGTATCAGGATATAAATACCTATAAATGTGAGTTATGTTATACTTTTCAACTAACTCTCGTAAAGAATATCCAGATTGATAATCCTGGTTTAATTCTCTAATTTGAGACTTACTTATGGGTATCTTACCTTGAGGTCTTAGTCTTTTATCTTTTATACATTGTTCCATGTTCTCCTTTTGTGTACCCCAATAAAGATTTTTATAATGATTATTAGTAGGTACATTATCCTTATGACATACAAAGGGTTTATTCTCTGGGTTAGGTATCCAGGCCATTGCTACTAATCGAGAAGCCTGGATTCGAACCCTTTTATTTGTAGACCTTAATATATGATAAGTTCTACCTCTACTAATAGTACCTTTCATTACCATCCATAACTTTCTTTTAGGATAATACCTATACAGCCTACCTCTTTTGGAAATATGATATCCATACCAACCACTTACATTGTGAGATGGGTTTCTATTATATATCACCTGATTTCTTCTCATACTTTTCTTTATTTGCTGAAGGATTACCTTGTTCTTTCATCATCTTATCTAAAGTACTAGCGTATACTTCATCATATTGTTTACGTTGTTCCCTTGTAAATTCCGTACATCTTTGCCTTTCGACATCGCATTTGAATAATGCTCTACCGAAAGGAAGACCATCCCTTTGTACTACTATCTCAGCTCGAAGAATATTATCTTTTTCTTCTTGCTCAGTAGAGTTAAGACCCATGATAACCTGGGCATTACGAACAATGGCAATTGAACCAGAGATATCATTCTCATCGTATCTAGTAAGCCTATGCTTTTTACCTTCACGAGTAATGTGATGGGCAGTCCATATAATATCTAAATGTAATTCTTCTGCCAGATTCTGAAGGTCTACGTATACATTAGATATCCTTTCGAAATCTTCTCTATCACCCGCTATTGATGCAAGCTTACCAGCGTAGTCAACCATAAGAACTTTAATATCAATTCCTTGATTACGAAGCTGAATTATCTTTTCCCTTATATAAGTGGTATTAGTAATCATTGCTGGTACACGCTCAACCACTAATTCAACTCCAAACCTTGCAAGTTTCCTTAAATGCTTTGCCTCAAGTTTATCATATTCACCCGAGTATAATTCCTTCTTGGTTTTATTAATACTGGATTGAATGAAACGGTCCATGATCTGTTCTTGACCATTTTCCGTATCAATATATAATACTGACTTCTTCATTCTGAGATAACCTCTTGCAAGGTTTACCATAAAGAAGGTTTTCTTTGCCTTGGGTTTATCTAGTATCACATTAACAGAATGCTCTGGATAACCTCCTGCATTAGTTAGTTCATTCAACTGCCTAAATGGGCAGGGTATTACCGAGGGTTCTGATTGTCTTCTAAACTGTCTCTCAGTAATATCCCGAATCATATATAAGGGTTCATCTTCTTTCTTAGGTTTACTTTTCTGAAGTACCTTTTCAATCTTCCTCGAATACTCTTCGTATTGTTCGAAGTTATCCAAATCGAAGGAATCATTTAAGTTCTTCATCTCAACATAAGTAGAGAACTGATATATCTTTTCTTTTATGTAATCAGAATCCGATAGGGGTATATGATAGAGATTACTTATTAGTTTATTGATATTGGGTATATCATCTTTAGTTACCAAATCCACATAGGTTTTAGATTCTAGTAACTCTTTTAATACTTCCTTTAAGATATTCTCGGAGGGCATTCTGCCTTGCTTCTTAAAATATTTTGATATACCCTCAAAGATAAGTGAGTGTTCTATGAGAACCAGGTAATTGGATTTAATCCTTTTGAGTACTAATCCTCCTTCCTTATCTTTTAAAACAAACCTGAGTATCTCGAACTGAAACTCAGGAGAAAAACTGAACTTGAGGTTGTCTTTAAATTTCTTCATATCTATATTGCAATATTATATAAACTAATAGATTTTGATAGTACCGAGATAGTTCTAAGTATGTTGACATCTATCTAGAAACTACTAATCCACTACCTTAAGCTCCCGAATATTTAATATTATTATTTTATATAAGAAAAAATACTTATATTTGCATAACGAATATTTAAAAACATGGGAAAAAGTAAAGGAAATAACGGTTCAGAGCTTCATCGATTAAAACCTATGCAAGAATATGATGAAGCTACTTTCAACAGACTTTATAAAGTTTGTAAGCCAGTAATTAGAAACCTTACCAGACAGATTGATTATAAACGGTTTAATCTTACACCGGATATTATCCAATCTTATTTCTGGGATAAGATGTTATTTGTTTTCAACAAATACTATGGTGAATGTACTGAAGAACACCTTAAAGCAAGAATCCTTGCATCACTTAGTACATTCAAAAACAAATTGCTTCGTTCTGCATACGGAGAACAAGCCGAGTATAATCAAAGTCTCTTTAAACTCGATGACTTATTCGACAATGACAAAGAATTAGAGGATGATACCGAAGAAGAGAAAGCTAAATCAGAAATGCTTGATATGATGTATACTTATATGAAGGATAAGCTTTCTCCAGATGCCTATCTTTTGTTTGAGGTATTAATTACTCCTCCCCCTTTTATCAAGGAAAGGCTTGAAAATAGTACTCGAATAACTAATATAATGCTTATCGAATTTTTCGAAATGCCTAAGACTAATGAATCTATGAGATATATATCAGAACTTAGACAAGATATACAATATTGGGAAGACCGAGCTAAAGAAGAACTTAAGTATTAACACAAAAGAAAAGGGGCGTTTCCCAACGTCCCTCTCCCAATTAATTTTTACTACGCAAAACACAGATTGTAAACAAATGTTTACTCTTAAACAATACAAATAATACCCATGAGTTTTAATACTACTAAATAACTAATAACAACTTTATGATGATATCTTTTGGATATATCGTAATGTAATAGTCGGTGGCAATTTTTCAATATCCAAAGTTTCTACCGAAGTTTCTTGTAAGAAAGATTCCCCTAATAGGTTCCAGCTTACTACGATAGCACCATCTTGAATACCCTTGGTAGGAGTTCCTCTACCGAAATCTCCATTCAATCCCGTCTCCCTATTAAAGAAAGATTGAGGACGAACGTTCTCCCAGTTATTGGCATCATCTTGTTTACCTTTAGATACACCAAGAGCATGCCTATGCTTAGGAAGGTCATCACCTTTAATAGAGATTAAGAAATTACCCTTAGTTGGTGTATAGTAATCTCCAACATTCTGTAACATTACTTCATCCCCAATTTGAACACCTCCAGCTTGGTAACCAATAACTATTCTACCAGCTGCCTTAGTATATTCTGCCCAACCATTGGGTATTACATCGGTTTCCCAAAGAATAATAGAACCGATTGGTAAGTTAGCAGTACTCAGAGATTCAGAGAATTCTTTTCTGATAGCCTCAATTTGACTATCAATGTATTGCTTGATATTTAACTTAGTACCCGATTCATCTACTACTGGAAAGCCTGAATTTATCTGTTCTACTCTTTTCACTGATTCTTTCATCATACTCTGGGCAGCAGTAGTATAAGGGATTTCTTGAAACTTACCTTGATAGGGTACGATAGCAAAGTTCTCATTTCGTTTGGTCATTGCATCAGTACCCTTACCATATACTCCGATAAGAACAACGGAAGTTTTATTATTAGAGTAATAAGGGCAAGCACTCTCTACCATCTCTAGAAGATTGCTATAGGTCATATCGTAATTAGAATATACATCATTATTAATGATATCCAGTGTACGATTCTCTTCGGCAATCGGATAATAAATATCCAGAGACTTTTTAAACAAGGTGTAGAAGCTTTCGGAGGATTCATTCCAATAAGCTACAAAGTCTACTGGGTTATCTACAGGTTCGGAGATAGTAGTGTGTACTGCAAAGAGTAATACCTCTTCCGTTGAACCTTGGGTACCTTGGATGTTCTCAATGGTAATAGTTTGTTCATCAGATATAAATACATACCCATCCCTTGAAATACACCCAAAGTTTACATCTGGCAATTCTCCATCTTCTGAAGCCTTTGCCATATACCTTGCCATAATCCTATCCTTGATTACATGGGCATACTTACTTCCAGCAACTCCCTGAGGAGATACCACTAACTTGTTACCATTTATGGTAGCTGAGCCAAATCCACAGAATGGCCCCAAACCAGAAGGGGCAGCAATTGCTTCGGCTGCTTCCTTAGATTTGATTATACCTTCATACTTAAAGTACGTTTTCATTGTTCTTTGTATTTTTAAATTGATTCTTTTGTTCTGACATATCTTTAAATGCTTCACCTACATCCTTGAACTTTAAGGTTAACAATTTAAAGAGTATTCTCCATATACTATACCGTTTCTTAATACCATGTATTTCACAGATGTGTCCATATATACTATCTACTTCGAAACAGTAGCATATTACCATAACCGTTATTGATACCACTATTGGGTTCAACCCATAGGGTTCTCCAATAGCTTTACCAAGTACAGCACCAAGTAGAACATAGCAGATATAATCTACTATCTTGTTTAGAGTTCTTCTTCCCGCTCTAGATTTTCGAATTTCGATTTTCTGTAACCTACTTGCAGATAACCCAAACCATAAGTCTGATAGGATTAGAATTATTGCAAGGATTATCATCCATCTCAAATCATACAATATTTGTGTACACTCTCCCAATATACCCACAGTGAATGCCTTGAATAAAGACTGAGTTGTGGTTTCTGTTATTCTATCGATTGTTGAATTTATCATTGTTCTACTATTTGCCAAGATTGATTACTGTAAGTTGTAATGGTAAATGTTTTCTCTGAGAGGTCATCATGTTCCCATTCTAACTTTTGAGGACTAACACTTAAAAGGTCTGCATCTACTACGGTGAACTTAGTTCTCTTCGAAGTATCTACCACTGATTCGAATATATACTCTCCAGCTTGTGCAGTTACAAATTCATAACCAGCACCACCTGCGTCATAAGTAGTTACTTTACCAACTTCCCTTATTCGACTATCGAAGTCTGGTTTATTAGAAGTACACTTGATTAAAGTAGATACCTGTTTAACATTCCCCTTTAATTCTGCATAAGGGGGAGTACAAGAAATCTCGATGATTGTAGGATAATCTTCCAATATTACTTGGCATCTTAAAGAAGAACCATCATCCGCTACAAAGGTATAAGTCCCAGCCTTGGTAAGAGTAATCTCTTCATCAAGGTTATAGGTTTCCCCATTCTCATCACAAGTAGCAGTACCACTTACATTAACCCCATTTTTCATTTCCTCAAGATGGAACTTACAAGCAGACTTTTCATCCAGTAATTGGTATACTGCATAAGTATCATCTATCTGGTCTTCTGGTAATGCCCAGTTGGGTTCTTTCCAATGACTGTCTGTAGCATCCGAAGGTACTATCTTTAACTTGTTCTGATATACTACTGGAGAGTTATTAACTACCAGAGTAGTCTTAGCAGTAGGATAAGCTACTGACTGGAAGGTATAAGTCCCTGCCCCATTTGCAGTATATACATATCCATTCTGAGCATCAAAGGTTTCTCCAGTTTCAATTACCCTTACTCTATAATCATCACCATTACCAGAGATACGTTGTATCTTTACGGTAGTCTTGGCAGAGCCATTGAATAATGTAACTGTTGGTGGGCTAACCGTAATTCTATATACTGCAGTCTTACCAAATACTACTTCGAATATACCTACACCTTCATCTGTTTCCCTTTTATCCAGTGTACATTTAAACTTATAAGTACCATAACTATTAGCAGTAAACTTATCCCCGTTCTTAAACAACTTAGTATCACCAATTAGCTTACAGTATAGTTCACCAGTAAATGATTCTGGATAATTAGATTCAATGGTAAGAGTAGTGGTAGCATCTTTAATACTTTGCTTATCCCCAACTTTAAATTCAGAAGGTGTACATCTTACCTTATATGTAACCTCTTCTCGAGTTACGACAAAAGAAGTTTGCTTCACTGGGAACTCTACTACCTCAAAGATGTAGGTACCTGGTTCGGAAAACTCCCAAGTTGAACCAGAGACTTTCACTATATCCGTACCAGATAATCGTACATTACAAATTTTCACGGTACCTTTATAGGATACGTTTGCCCTTACTACTGTACTTACTTTTAGGTTAGTAGGAGTTATCTTTCCAGTAATAGGGTCACAAGTAATAGAATATACTCGATTATAAGATTCTTGATTAACCGTGATTTGAGTTACCTTAGTAGGGTCTCCCACACTTCTAAAATAATAAGTACCTGCTCTGGGTATATTAAAAATGGAACCACTTTCGTGTTTAGTGTAACCCCAATTTATATTATCACTGGATATCTGATATCTTAGGTCGGCATTTATCCAATCTGAAGTTACAGTTACCTTTACCGGTACTTCATATACCTCTGAAGTAATAAGATTGGGTTGGTCCGGATTTACTAACTCAGCTTTAATTGTATACCCATCATTTACGGTAAACCCATATTGAATATCGAAAGATACATGATAGGGTATGAATCTTTTAAAGAAAGCCTCTACGGCTTCTCTAAATTTTCTGAAAGCTGCCGAGTTCGAAGTATATCCATGACCGGTAAGTCTAAAGGTTACCGGTATACATTGAGAACAATCGAAAGTATTATCATAGGTATACTTATCGGCATAATGGTAATACTGGTCAAAGTGCGGATTACCTTTTACCCAACCATCATAACTATCAGCCTTTGCAGGGTCAGTTACTACGCAGGTTAACCCATACAGCCTCATCATTATTTCGAAGAACTCAGAGGTACCTCTTATTTTAAAAAGAGATATCGAATACTTCAGGATGTTTCTTACTTGAGTACTGGTTAAAGTAAAGGGTCCCTCCTTTGGTATTATCCAAAGCTTAGATAACTCTTGGAGTTTATCATCGGAGTAGAACCCATTAAAGTACTCTGCCCATTTCTGTGCATCTATCGTGTTCCCATAAGCAAAGGGCATTTCTCCAAGAAATTGCCAAAGGAAATTGAGATACATATCTGGGGTTTTATCTATATCGATAATATCCAATATATTCTCAATATCCTTTGTAATATAATCTTCAAAATGCTCTCCACAAATTTCTAGAAACCTCTCTAAGATGCCTTTACCATTTACCTTATAAGTATCTTGGTCCTTATATTCGAATGGTAAAAAGTCGATTAGATTTTTGAGGTTTATCATTATACTATTTCGTTAACTGTTAATGTTAATTGTGAAGCATTCTCGAATACTGGCAAATTAAAGCCAGGGTCTTCATAATCATGGTTTGGTTCAGATACTGTAATAGAATATCGATAACCTGATTGATAGCTATTGTTTTGGATATCCAATGAGAAATCAAAACCATTAGCTTTATCTATAATCTGAATAGAGCTACCGACTGAGCCAGTAGTTACATAACCATTCGATACTGAACGTACTGTAAAAGTAGTTGATGAATTGAAGGTAATATAGTAAGTCATAGAACCCTTTGCCTTGTTCAATTTAAATTGGCCAAGGTTTAATTCCTTATTACCATAAATGGTAGTAGGCCAGGGTTTAATATAGAACTTAGTAAGGTGAAGGTAATCTACGGTTGATAGATTATCTATCAGGGCATAGATATCTGATACTCTTACGCTTCCTCCTATTTGAGCTTGCTCCGGAGAATAGGCATTATATAAAGCCGTAAGAATTTGAGTTTGTATCTCTGGAGTCTTATAAGACTTCTTACCAGTAACTTCCATCTCTAGAATAATCTGAACCTTGCCTGCAGATTTAACCTTTAACCAAGTAGTCATAGGTGCTCTTTGAGATAATAGGTTGTATACCCTATTTATTAATTCAGAAGAAGCAACAGCTCCACCATCAGGACTGATATATACTGTAAGCTTTCTACCACATTCATAATCGGCTTTAGCTTTGTTTACCCCATCAACCAACATAGCCAAACTTTCGAAATCCTCTTTGGTAATTGCTACTCCCAAAGTCTTTACACTCAAAGGTATATGTTCCTTAAGCATTATAAAGTTCTCATAGTTTGAACCACCTCCAGCATCATAAGCATTACTTACTGTAGCATCAGTAATTGAAGAAGAGATTATTGAGGGTACAGAAGTAATGGTATTACTCTTTACATTACCTTGAGTACCATTAGTTAAGTAGAATACTACATTGGTTATTTTTGCACCTGCTGCAGGTTTCTTACCGAAGGTTCCATCCCCAAACATTATGTAAGGGTTAAGAGCTTCATCTACTGAAACCATAAAGTGTTTATCCGTTGGCTTTGATTTTGCAAAGGTATCTACCAATACCCAAGTTTCTCCACCTATCTGTAAAGACATAGAGCCCTGTTCATAGTACTTACCATTAGGCAATGTACCAAGGTGAACTATTACCCTGTCTCCAGTAGGTATTAGCATATTATTAAGAGCACTTGCAGTATATTTCTCATGTTGAATTATAGGTACTTTACATGTGGTTACATTTGAATACCAAGTTACATCTCTAGCAGATAACCAAGAGTTACCACTGGAATCCGTAAATAGAGTTCCTTGAGGTATGGTTAATTTAGCTCCAATGGAATTACCAGTAATACTTCTGGATAAGATTACATCTACTGTAGCAGCAATCGCTGCTCGAGCATGATAATCTACCAGAGCTCCATGTTTAACTACCGAATCATACCTTCTTGCAGTAGATAGGAAGGTTTCCCTTGCCATATTATCTACATAATAGTGAAGTACTTCGGCAATTGCCGCAAACAATGAGAGGATGATAATTAAGATATTCCCCTCCGAATAATCCGTTATGAGTTTCTGACCCTGAGGGTCTTTAAGCCCCATAAGGGATTCAACCAGCTTGGCCTTAATCTGTTGATAAGACCTCTGGTATGGATTAAGCCATTTATTTGTGATTCCCATATTATTGTGTATTTAATGAATTATCTGACCTATCATAGGTGATATCGAGGTACTGACTAGAATTTGTTCCATTTATTACATAAGCTACTTCTATGTGTATTTTTGCATCAACTCTAGTAACTGTGATATTTTGGAAGGTTATTCTCTGTTCCCATGCACCTATGGCTTGTTTTAAAAACTCTTTAATTATAAAACTTAGGGCTTGTGAGTTTGGTTCCTCAATACATTGCCATAGTTTACTACCAAAGTTTTCCTGTCGAAATCTCTGACCTATCATATAATACAATATAGAACTTATATTATCCCTGATAAGTTTAAAATCCCCGTTTACTGGGTACCAACCTCTTTCCCCATTTTCATTAGTTGTAAGTTGGATAGGATAAGTTACACCTATACCAACTAAGTCTGTAAAGTAATTCTTTTCCATTAGTGTATGCAGGTTTTATCCTCATAATCGTCTACAACGAATTGTGAGAAAGGTTTAGTTATTTGAGTTAAAGTTGGGCCAGAAGAACCTGGCCCAGTAGTTACACCTGAGTGTACATGAGAGTTGAACATACTACGAAGTTGTTCTAGTTCTTGAATAGTTTGATTTAGTTTTTCGGTTAGTTGGGCAATATTGATTAACCCATGATTTTCTCCAGTATTTAATATAATGGTATCACCTGAGGATATATTGATATCTTTATTAGCTGATACTATTACGTTAGATTCAGAATAAACCGATACGTCCCCATTAAAGTAGAGATTTAGTTTCCCATTATCATCGTCTATTATAATGAGGTTACCTTCAGGAGTAACTATCCCCATTTTATTTGGACCGTCTAATGGTTGAGGTACTTGATTCATACCCCAACCATGGTATTCCCATAATGGTTTAGTAGGGTCACCAAATTCAAAAGTAATGAATACTATATCTCCTACCTTAGGGGCTAAGAACTTAAACCCACTACTTATTGAACCATGTTGGCCTTTCGGTAAAGCCCAAGCAAAGGTACCTCCCATTACTTCTGGTATACATACTTTTACCCTATTCATCTTCTTTTCGGTATCATTATTATCAACAACTATACCTCGGTATATAGAGTAGTATCTTCCAAGACCCTCTAATCCTTCTTCTGTTATTATCTTTGCAGTTTCATAGCCCATAATTACCTCGCTTCCTTATTCTTGATATATTCTTTGAATCTCTTTATGCCTACTTCCATATAATCGAATTTAACCCAATAATCATCGGGTACTTGAATATCTTTGATGGTTATCTTTCCGGGTATTACCTTACCTGAAGAAGTAGTTAAACTACCAGAGCTTACAGCTATACCTTCTGCTTTCTCGATTGGAGTCTTAGCTAATACTTCAGTATAGTAAGCCTTCTTTCGAGCCATCTCATCCCTACGTTTAACATCCAATACGTTTCCTTCCTTATCCATAATACCAGATTCAATGAAATAGGCCACCTCATTGTAAGTCCAACTCAAATCTAATTCATTGATATTACTTAAAGCTTTCTTATCTTTACCCTTAGAGGTTACAGCATTAGCTTTAGCATCATTAGCTACAACCGTTTGAGTAGACAGTCCAGTCTTAGAAGTAGTAGAACCAGCCCTACTCGAATTCTTTACTAACTCTAAATTAGTTACATATCCCTGGCCTGCATCCATAGAGTGGGTACATTGTTTTATATACCAAGGACCAGACCATCGTTTACCAACATTCTCTAATATTAATACCTGAGAAGAGGCTAGTAAGGGTCTTCCAACAACTTGCATCTGACAAACCAGTTTACTCTCTGTATACTTTAAACCACCATTAGCATTAGCATTAGCTGCCCAAGCCCACTTATCTATCCCCCCATATCTACTGAATAGATTATGGTAAAGTTTGTACAGGGATATCTCAACATTAGCTTTTTTCCAATGTTGAACTTTCACTGTAACGCTATAAATACCCAAACTCTGATTTAATGGGTTTTTATATTTGATAACCGGGGTGTCATCGATCACCGCAGTATAAGGGCCTTTCTTTAAAGCCGATATACCTCGATAAACACTTTCTTCATCCTCTAATCCCCAAGCAGTAGCTCCACCCTTGGGAGTATGCTCTGGGTCAAAGTCTCTTGGGTCCAGGTCTTCTATGACCATGTATTCCATTTGTTCTTTACCCTCGAAAAGGTATCTTTCATTCTTGAGGATATTGTATATATCTTCATCTAATGTTTCACCATTAACTACATTCTTAAGGGCAGCATTTAAAGCTGCACGCCTATCAGCCGGAAATTCTTCTCTTTGAATGGTTTTATTTATGATACTTCTTACCTGATCTGTACTAAGTTCATTAAGGAATTTTTCCTTACCTTGTCTATAAGCTTCGGCGGGATTAGAAGCAGAATACTCTGCTACATCTTGATTCCATTTGTCATCTACTTGTTTCCTAGCTTCAAATAAAGCTCTTAAGTTAGGGTCAGTCTTTAGGGTATTTAGCATGATAGTAGGTATATCTTGGGGATTATTCTCTGCTCCATATTTACCTATTGAGGTTTTCCAATTATTATAATAGACCCCATTATTCTCATTAGCTACTATCTCGGGTAATTTTTCAGTATCATCAATCCCAGTACTTAATACTTCTAAATCTTTACTCTCTGGATTAATAGCGGGAGATAGTGTAGCCTTAACTCTCTTAGTTACTTTTTGAGTAGAAAATTGAACACTAAGTACTTCCCCATTCTCCCCCTGATAAGTATAAACAGTTACTGGTTCTTCATGAAATTTCCTATTATGTATATAAATAACATTATCTCTTGAATCTATATACCAAGGGCCATTAGTATAACCTCTCATCTTTTGTTCTAATTGAACTAAGATATTCTTGCCAACTAATCCGAAGTCACTATTGATTAGGGCCTTCAAATCTTCTGGCATAGCCACTTCTGCTACTCCACTGTACCTATTAGCATAAAGCACCTTTCCAGTAGTAGTACGAGTATTCTCTGTAGGTACCTGTAGTGACTCATATACTTTATTACTTATTATTCGTTGTTCCATTACTGAAAGATTTCTATGATTACACCTACACCATTATCACAACCACCATCTAAATAGGAAGATAAACTATTCTCTGAAGCTTCAGAGAAATTATATGGTGGCTGATATCTTAAATCACCAATAGAGTCTATACACTTGATAGTTACATGGGTACCAGTAGAATCAAACTTTGCCTCAAAATCCCTGACCTTGATAGTTTTAATTGGACCCGATACAAATTGACCGTCTGGGTATATGTATCCCCACTGTAAGCATATCACATTACCTTCTTGTAAAGCCTCTATGTCCACAGTATCGGGATCTCCAGTATCAAATGTAATTGTAGCAAGATTTTCTTTTTCTTCATCATACCTATAATTCCAGGTACTAATATAAGCTCCAAGAGGTATACCAGTAATGGGATTCATTATCGGCATACCTCTAAAATCGAATAGAGCCAAGTATGGTTGGCCCATTCCGTTATATAATATGGGTTTTTGTTTAGCTGCCATAAGCGGGGATTCTTATAAGTGTTCCACTTTCTACCTCTTTAAAAGGGTTTAGTATACCATTAGCTTCTGCAATAAGATACCATTTACCTGAATCCCCATAGTATTTATAGGCTATATTCTGTAAAGTCTCTCCATCCTTAATGGTATGTTGAATATCATTTGAGGATGAAGGTACAGAAACTACTGGAGTTTCTAAAGAGTAATCTCCATCTCCGTAATTTAGAGCATAGGCATTATTATAAGGGCTAGCTCCCGTCAGATATTGGTTAATATCAATCATATTTAATACCTCCCGTCTTTTTAAGTGAATCAGAATTTATAAAATCTCCATAGGATAGATTATATGCACTTACTCTCTTGAAAATCAATTCTTGAGTTGCTGCTGCAGGTAATAACCTACCATTACCAAAGGTAGCTGGCTTTCCAGGTACCCTTATCCTATAACCATTCTGAAAGTTCTTCAGAGTATAGGTTGCTGAAGTAAGGATGTAATAGTGATTATCAAATATACCCGAATCCCCCCATTCTATCTTAACAATAGGCGGAGCCGATTGATAACCGTTAGCTTTAGTCCAGGCCTCTAATAACCTACACTTATTAATTACCTCCTCTGGATTCTCTGGGTCATTACAGTACCAAGATACATTGAATTGAATGATGTCCTCAGCACCAGTAAAGTGATACATAGGAGTATTCCTTCCCATGGATTTGATAGTTGCCCATGTGGTTTCTCCCCTGAAGTCCAACTCTGGAGGTCTATTCTGTAAGGTAATATACTGAGTAGGGTTAACAGTCATATTATATATCCTTATCTCATTCTGATATATGATATCAGCTTTAGCCTCAAAGTTTCTGTAATTAGTGGTATTCTTATTCCCTTTTGCTGGGTCTACTCCTTCACCTTCTTCTAATCTTGGAAATTGTAATTCCATTCTCCATTTAGCCTGGAGCTGTTTGTTTAGGGTTGGATTCTTAGATGATATTTGAGCTTCTCCAATTACTCCATTTGGGTCATAGAGTTTACCCTTTTGAGCATCATCCTTTGGAAGAGTAGAAATAGTTCGATTGAGTAATATCCGAGCTCTCCATAGTTTATTTAAGGGACCCGTAAGAACTCCTGCGGTATCCCTTGTAAGGTCATTATATTTTTCAACGACCTTACCTGCTGCTTTATTTAATACTCTAGCCATAGTGTTTTAATTTTATAATCCTAATGCTACACCAGTATAATCTTGCTGAGAACCCAAAGAGTAATCCCCCAATATCTCACCATCTACACTGATATTAATCTTACCGTCTTTTAACCCATCTCTAATAGCTGCTCTCATTGCATTCAAGAACCTTTCTTCATTCTGAGCTCTGATTGCAGATGGGTCTTCTTTATCTTGGGCATTAGTATTCCTATCTACTGAATCAATAAGTCTACTACCTACTTCTATTAGTAAAGGTAAACCTACGGTAATAGCTAATCCCCAGGGTCCACCAATTAACCCTAATAACCTACCACCTACCGAAGCTAAACTTCTAGTAGCAACAGTCTTAGCAGCTTGTTTACCAGCTTGATTAGCTACAGTACCTCCAACTACACCTCCAATGAGTGAAGTGGCTGGAGACATCCCTGGATTGGGTGTTTTAATATATCTACCAATTTTGGTATTATAAAATCTACCAGCTTTGTTCATACTAACTCCCCCCATCATCATCTGCAATTGAACCATGGTCCTCATGAGATTTACCATACTTATCATATGAGCTTCCATAATAGCAAATTGGGTGTTCGTCTTAATGGCTGCTGCAGACATACCCTCAGTAGAAGCAGTAGCAATAGTCTGTAAATACCCAACAGACCTAATAATACCTCTTACAGTATTAAACCCTGCAACTATAGTACCCACTACTACTGCAGTAGCTCCTATCCTAAGACCAAAACCTCCAACCCAAGTTTCTGAGATAGAATTAATTACTTTGATTATAGAGTTACCCACATTTAGTACTGGGGTAAAGATTCTACCCAAAGCTGCACCTGCGGTAACTGTTAAGTTCTCTATACTTGATTCGAATTGGTCAATTACACCTGCATCGGTTTTAAGACGTTCTTCATTGAGTCGATTTACTGCCCCAATGTTTTGGTCATAAGTAGCAAGTATCTTACCCATCTTATCTCTACCAGAAGCAATATCCCTAAGTACGGGGAGCATACCACGATTACCACGAACTCCAAAGATATTGAAGAAAGTTGGTGTTTCAATTCGTGAAGGTAAATCTACTGCGGCCTTAGCAAACTTCTGATAGATAGTGTAAAGGTCTATAAGGTTACCTTGAGCATCGAAGAATTCATCGGGACTTAAGCCCAAGTCTGCTAAAGCGTTATAGCCTTTCTTTTTTTGATTAACAAGAGAGAGCTGTAAGTAACGAATCATATTGGCCAGTGAGGTACCTGCCATAGAACCCTGTATACCCATATCACCCAATACACCAATAGCAGCAGCCGTTTGCCGAAGGTCTACTCCAGCAGTTGCCATATCTGCTCCTGCATAAGATATGGACTGGGCTAAGTCTGTTAAAGATATATTTGCATTAGTAACTGCAGTATATAAATCATCGGTTACTCTAGCAGCTTCCGTCATTGGGATTTGGTACATTGACATGATATTGGTCATCAAGTCAGCTACACCACCTTTCTGTCCCACTGGCATTGTAAAGATTGAAGCCAGCTTAGATGCTGGCCCAATCATCTCTTTAATAGCATCGAATTTATTACCCGCCATAGCCAGGTATCTTTGTCCTGATGCAACATCCGAAGCAGTAAGAGGAGTTATCTCATTGACATCTTTTGCCAATTGTAACATTTCTCTTTGTTCTGCAATGGTAGCACCAGCAATTTTCGAAGCAGTCCAAACTTCATTCTGAACACCCGCAGAGTATTTATAGGCCCTTGCCATTCCCCCTACGAGCTGCATTCCGAAGTCCATTGTATTAGAAGCTGACATCTGTATACCCCTATTCCAAGTATTCATATCATTCATCATTGTTCTGAATGACCCAGATATCTTGCCAGCTTCTTGAGAGAATCGGTCTTTTAAAACCATGGCAACACCGACCTCTACTATACTCCTACTGGTATTCATAATTTATTTTCTTTTCTTTAATTGTTTATAATATTGCTCGGCCATTTCCTTAAATATTTTCCTTATTCGATACGGAAGACGTAAAAAGCCGAAATAGTCTAAGGCTATCTCGGCTCTGGTGATATAAACAAAATCACTCTCTAACATTACTCTTCCGTCAGGTAGAAAAAATTGGGTGCCCAAACTATAGGATAAGTTCTTTCTTCTCCAGTTAAGGGATTAGTAATATGGGACTCTCCCTTAAAGATAGGGTCAATAGAGATTATATACTTTCTCATCTCAGCCATATCCTTTGCAGTAAAAGGAGTAAAGTTTTCTACCTTCTCCCAATTACCGTCTACTTCTAAGTAAAGATTCCGACAAAGTAAGGGGGCATTCTTAGTTTGTTTATCCAAGGGTAACTTCATGAACTCTTGTTCTCCCTTACCAGTCATACAATCAAATTTGATTTTCTTGCCCGATGAAAGAAGGTATTCATGACCGGTTAATTGAATACCCTTTGGATAATAAGGGATGGCATCTGGTTTTTCATCAAATACCCTATTATCAGTGGGTACTTCTGAATAATCGAAAAGGAACTCATGAAGGTCTTGGCCATAAGTAACTTTACCACCGTTCTCTTTACCCCAGTCATATTCAAATTCTACTTCCTCTCCCAGTGAGAATATACGAGAATTGAAAATAATTGCATAGCGGTCATTGACTGGTAGATTGAGAGCATCATCAACGGTTAGCTTACCGTTAGGAGTGGCATTAGTTCTAATTACGATTGCTGCAATGAACTTGGTAAGGTTCATTAAAGTTTTCATGTCTGAAAGGTTACTGAGAATGTCTTCATCAGCTCCATTCTGTTCTCTAATTTCATATTCGAAACCAGAGGGTCCGGTAAATCTAAATGTTCTAAATTCCATAATTTTGATATATTTAATGTTTACAAATGTTCATAGTACTCCGTATAACAACAAGAAAGGGGTGAGCTCCTATCACAGGAATCCCACCCCTCCACCGAATCTTAGTGAAAATAGACTGAGGAATTAGTATTTGTCTGCAGTACCCACCGAGAACTCTATGGACTCTATGGTATTCTCTGAAGCCATTCTGTCCAAGTCTAAGCCGGTAATCTTACATGGCCATACCTCTTCGAAGACGTGGGTATTAAGAACCGAAACTCCATCTTCGGCAAGTTCGTTTACAATAGCCGTTTCCCAATATTGGCTTGGTACTAAGCCACCACCAACTATATGGTCTTGGCAAGAATAGAGCCAGTCATGAAGCCAGGTATCTGAACCTGCAGTAGTCATAAGTTTCTCTACGATAAGATTACCTATAGTAACCCTACCAGCAGTTTTAACATCTCTATTGACATCCCCATGAGCCACCTGGTCAATCTCAATATCAGGCAAAGTACAACTTTGGAATAGATAAGTATTGATAGGGTGTTTGGGGAACATGATACTCCACAAGAATTTCTTCCGTGGATTTTTTACTTTTGCTCCCATCGTTATATGTTTATAGGTTATTACTTGTTTCTACAACTGATACCGACTTAGAAGCAGCATCAATTACAATCTCCATAGTTACCTCTTGCATAGGAACTACGTCTTTATACTTAAGGATAGCACGATATTTACCTTGACGGGCATCTGCTTCGTTATTTACGGAAAGATCATCCCAAGAAGTTGCATCCTGGTCACCCATCCAAGTATATTCTGTCATGGCATCTTCATCTACCAAAGAATCTAATGTAGGTTTAACTTCCAACCAAATTCTTTTCCAAGTTCCCCAAACGTTGGGTTCTTCCAAGTATTTGTTAAGTACTGGACGAAGGAACTTCTTCAAATACAAATTCAATCTTACGATTGAAAGGAATCTTTCTGAATCCTGTTTTACCTGAGAAGAGAAACAATGCCATAGCATGGTTTGTTTACCTGCATCGGGAGTATCTTTGATTACCATCTCATTGATATAATTCTGAGCAAGTGTGTTCAGTTCATTATATCGAGAAGGAGAACCATAATTTGGACATACGGGCCCAACTGCATCTCCAATAACTCCTCGGTTCATACCAGCAAAGGATTTCCAAGGACCATATTGAGTAGCAGAAGCATCTCCCAAACCTGCAATGGTACCCACTACATCAGAATCTTGAAGATTGCCGTTCTCATCGTAGTACTTAAGGCCACCTCCAAAGTAAGCAATGTACTTGGAATTACCCACGGTACCAAGACAAGTCTGTACCCAAGTAACCTGAGCTTTATAGTCTCTTGGTTGAGTACCCTGGGTGTAATGGGTTAAGTGTTTTGGGACTTCTATGTACAGTACCCATTCCATCAATTCTTTTGCCATATCTGCAGCAGCCTTATATACCTTGAGTACGTCAGCATCAGTAGTAAGGTGTTGAGAGATATGGGAAATGAATAATTGGTAAAAGTCAGTGTAGTCCCTTACTAAATCCAATGAAGCGATCCATTCATCAGCAGTAGGGTTAGAACCAGCACTACCTACGGTACCGGTAAATAGTTTCTCGGTATCTGAAGGAGCTGCTCCCCCAACTGTTACAGTAACGGCATTTTTTGTACCATCTACACTATCGGTAAGCCATTTGATTAAGTTCTCAAAAGATGAACCAGCAACTACTACCGGTTTGATATACTCTGAGTTCTTAGCAAAGGCACTAAGAGCAAGGTAATCTACCGAAGTATTATTGTTATCATCGGCAGTTTTATAAGTTACTACCGGACCTTGTTCAAGTACCTGGCCATTGCCTGAATAGATTCTATAATACAAGGTATTGGATTGTTTATAGAAACCTACCTGGAAGGTATCAGTACTACCGATTGGGTCTCCATAACCTTTGGTTACCAATCCCAAACTATAAGTAGTTCCCCCAGAAGCAATGGTTATCAATGCTGCAGGAGTAGCAGGGTCTGGAGTAGCAGAAGCAGGTGCTATACCTTCCTCTTCGGATTTAGCAACTGTTTTAGCTTTACCCGCAGTTGCAGCTACTGTACCTTGAGTAGCTCCCTTACCAAGCACTCGAATAACACGAAGCTTAGAACCACCTTGCAAAGCCTTTTCGATATTTGATACAGAACCATCGGGTACAATTTCAGAACCATAGATTCTTTGGAACTGAGAGAATGTAGAGATGATTTCTGATGGGTCATCATAAGGGCCCTTAGTAGTTCTAGCCAATACACAAGAAACTCCTAACATGGGAGTAGTTTGAAGAACATTGTTGTTCTTAAACTTAAAGTCAATGTGAGGTGAAGTTGGCATAATTCTATTGTGATTAAAGTTAATTACTTGTTTAATTTATACCCTAGAGTATTGTACCTATACCTTAGGTACTTTTAACTCTAACATTTCATTTTCGTTTTGTTCTAACAATCCAATAAGAACTGATATATCCCTGATGGGTGTAAGAGTACCTTCTCCCAAAGCTTTTTCTGGAAGAATACCGTCTTTACATACATAAGTGTATACCTTCTCAAGTATACCATGTTCTACATCTGGATGGTCATAATAATTACCAATCTCAATGAATAGGTTTCCGGTGGGAGCAAGCCTGCCCTTTTCCCATTCCTCTAAGTCATTGAAGTATGGTCTCACGTATCCTCTAGCAGGTAAGCCAGTATATAAGATTGTATGTAGCAACCTCATATCGGCTTGTGTTTGAGAAACTAGATGTACATCTATGGTAATATCTTTTGTTTCATAAGGAAACTCTGAAGCTTGGTAATTACCATCCTCAAGTTTATCACCAATGATGTATTTATTCACACCAATATCTCCAGCATAATAACCCTGTAGTTCTATGGTTATTCTTGGGAGAGTCTTTGGGCCTTTTACTTGATTATTCCCTATACCAAAAAGTGGTATAAACTTCTTCATACCTTTGATTGCCTCTTGAAATCTTTTTTCGTTTTCTTGAGACAAAGGTAAGAAGTCTTCTGGGTTTAAGGTAAGACCCATTTCCAACATTGTACTAAGTAGAGAGATATAAAAAGTTCTTTCTACTATTTCTTCTGAGTTTACCATTAATAAAGTCCTAATCTAATATTTAACTGAACACTTTGATTGCCATTGTCATTAATATACCCATTATAAGTTACCTGAATACCTCCCACACCACCTATTATGGTTTGTAAATGACCAACACAATTTAATTCACTAACCCATTGAGTAGCAATATTTGAAGGATAATCGGTAAGCCATACTTTAAAGGGTATTGGTTCTAAACCAATACCTCCAGGGAATTGACCCTCTATTGTCTTACTTATATCGGTTATCTTAAATTGTTTTATAAATTTAGCAACTTGAATACCGTTGATAAGGTAGTACTGATAACCCTTTACATTACTAATCTGAGCAGTACTAGTATTTTGACCAAGATTTGGGAATGGTATATTCGGGGTTGGTTCAAAACCATACTCAGTAGTTCTTTTACCAGGAGATTGAGTTATATTTAAAACTATCTCAGTGTTAGGTTCTTGCTGTGAGATAATCTTAACTATAGCAGTTCTTTCCAAGGGGTCATAGTTACTGGGGTTATGTTCTTGATTAGTAGATTTAGTTTTGATAGTAAGCTTACCTGCGGCATTAGCTTCTCCAATTTCTTGGGTTACCTCTAACCAATCTGAGGAGCTTTCAACTTTCCAATCTACAGCACGATATTCATCTTGAGGCTTATTATCGATAAACTTCTGTTGGTAACTGTATACACCTATTTCTAGGGTCTCACCCCTTTTAGTACCATCGAAAGTATGGGAAGTAGTTTCTGGAGTGATACTAAAATAAGTTCTCCAGGTCTCTACTATTTTAGGAGCGGCCTTTTGTACCAGAGTTACTTCCCTTTCTACACCCTGAACTACTACCTTGAGAACCTGCTCTTTTATATTATTCATGTCTTCGTTTACTGCCTTAGGCTTTACCCTAATAGTTGCAGTACCAGTTCCGGATAATGAAGATATTTCAAAGTCTGCTGCCATTTTTAACTTTCCTTATTTCTTTTCTAACTTCATTTCGTATTTCCTTTTGTAAGGCAGCTTTTCCACCAGCAGCCTTAAATGCAGGATTCCAAAGAGGACGAGGTGGTAAATTACCATCTCTGCTACCATACTCTAACATGATAGCTATCTGATTCAAAGTCTTTCTTGAAGTCTTACCAGTATAGGTAATCTTCTTGATTCCAATTGGTAAACCAACGAAAGTTCTATTCTTGGTCTTTACTACAGTAACGGATTTAGCATATTGACCCGTGAGTCGTAATAGAGTATGCTCCCCATGTTTCTTTACAGTACCTGGAGCATGTTTTGGCCAAGAAGTATGGGTACCTGGTGGTGGAACACCCGTATTCAAACTTCGTCTTACTATACGAAGAAGTTGATTACCAAACTTTTCTGTACCCTTCGCATAACCTTCGGTTAAGATACTTGGAGTTTTGGCAATCAACCTTTCTGCACGAGCTTGTTCTCGTTTGTCTGCGTATATTTCTAGAGAGCCAACTGGAGTCGATAGTGTAATATTAACCGACTTACTTGGCATAATTCTTATTTATTATTTGGGTTTATCTAATCCCAACTCCTGAGCAATCCTTTGTAAAAGAGTTTCTTGCGTGGTTATCCGTTGATCGATATATTGCCGAAATTCATCAAACTCCGGAGCAGGTCTACTTGGAGCAGATTGGGATTGATTAATTGAATTGAGAATATTATCACATTCAGAAACAACTGCCTCAAACTTTGGTCGATTGTTAAGTATATTTAAGGCATTTTGTTTTTGTATAGTAACCTCATTAATTATATTCACTATATCGGTAGTATAATATACCCCATTATAAATACCCTCATCAGATTGTGAAGGTAGGTATATTGTAAGCTGTGATACAGAATCTTGGATCACTAATTCGATACTGTTAACAAAGCCATCTTTAGTACCGGATGCCATGGGTTTACTCTCGCCTACCTTCACAATCTTTGCGGTATCGAAAATGGGATAACCAGACCTCCTGTCATATAACCTATGATATACTAAATACATAATCATAGGTTATAGTAGCACCACCCTGAGTAATATCAAGTGTTATCTTCTTACCAGATTCTGATTGAGTTACTGTTACTGTGGCAGATCTTGATGATTCTTCGGTATTCTCTGAAGCTTTACTTGATACAGTCTTACCACTAACTGTAACGGAAGACCAAGAGGGAGTACCAGACAAATTTACACCTACATCATAAGTATCTGAAGTTTCGGAACCATTAATTACTTTTTTCTTATAGGATATAAAAGTCTTAGATAAAGTATCCCCTGAAGCAGCATGGTGAATGGATTCACTTGCACCAGCACCATTCCAATAAAAGTAGTAATTATAACTTACATCAGCACCACCCTGAGTAATATCCACATAATCAGAAGCCCCTCCATAAGAAGCCGTAACTCTAATAGACCTACTACTTGTACTGGTATTCTCAGAAGCACTAAGTGTAGTACCTGATAGACTAAATCCTGAGGTACCATTGGTACTTAAACTTGGAGTAGCACTATCAGAGCCATCCCTTGTATTTGAACCCGAAGTATAATTCGCATATCTTGGTCTACTTGCACTGGGGTACAAAGTTACACTACCTCCAGTATTACCGATGGTATAAGAACTTGCCGTTAAGCTTACACTCCAAGAACCATAGGTATACCCAGTAAATTCGTTTGCTGCCTGGTATACTGGTACACTTACAGATTTGGTTTTACCATTTAGTGATAAGGTACCAGTAAGGGTTCCTACCCGGGTTCTAGATTTAACCGTAGTTCCCAAAGAACCTGCACTAACTGCAGTACCATAACTAATGCTAGCACCACTTGTAATCGTACCTCCTCCCGTTGTAGAACCATTCCATCCCCAAGTTTGAGAATATGAGGGCATAGTAGAGAATGAACTTCTAGTACCTCCACTTGCAGGGATATCTGTTACTGCACCTCCACTTGCTGTAATCTCACTGTAGCTTTTATAACCTGCCGACTGAGAACAAGATACGGTTAACTTCTTCCCTGTTTCAGCTTGGGTTAAGGTTACCGTACCACTTAGTGTACTGGTAGAAGTATTATTACCCATAGTTACAGAAGTACCACTTCCAGATACACTACCAGAGTTGGCTCTAGTATAAGTTAAAGCAATTTGGTTACCATAATTATGCCCATTTCTCAATTCTTGTTTGTAAGAAGTAACGGTAAAGGTTTTAGTACCTCCTGTAGCCCCAAATGACATAGAGGTAGGTGATACACTCCAACCATAACTCCAAGATTGAGAGGCCGCTGCTTGATACCATTTGATAGTATAGGTTTTACCTGAACCTTGTTGTATGATAGTACCGTCAGTTTTAGACCTGGCAGTTAACTCAAGATTCTCGGTAGCTCTCCAACCTGTACCGTCTGCCCAAGTTACCCAAGAAGGTCTGCCCGAATGACTATATGCAACACTCTCTACAGTACTAGTAGCTACACCATCCAAATATTTAGTTCTAGTAGAAGTAGCCCCAAACCAAGGCTTCTCATTAGTAGGTTCTCCGCCTAAAGCCGAGAAATTCAAAGTATCTGTCCAAAGAGTAAAAGTATATTTCCAAGTTACCTTATGAATATCTTCGAGTTTGACACATTCGTTATTTCCATAGGAACTGGCATTGGATAGTTCCAACCCCACATAATTTTCCCCTGTTCCTGTAGGGGAGAGTGCTAACAATTCAGCCTTGGTAGGGCAGTCATTTCCTGTCTTACCAAGGCCTACTTTAGTTTTGACAGCACTCCAGGTTGCTATCTCTCCCATGATTATTTATTTTTAAGTTCTTGAATCTCAGCCTTCAAAGCCTTAATCTCATCGTAGAGAAGTTTAATACCTTCAATTGCCAAAGTTGACATCTTGTGATATTTAACTTGTTTTACGAGTACATACTCTTCCCCATTGATTTCCAAAGTTTCGAATTCCTCTGGATTAGGTACTGTAGATTTCTCTACTGGAACTTCCTCTACATATTTACCAAATCCCAATCCCTCAAGATTCTGAGCAATAGTTCCCTCGTCCTCTTTACCAAGCCTTTCGAATGACTTAGTTGGTATCTGGCAAATCTGTTCCAGAGTATGATTCAAATCCTTAATATTAGATTTGAGTCGAACATCTGAAGACTCTTTGAAGAAACCGGAAGGAGCAGTAGTCTTAGCAAATACTACCTGGTCGGTAGTTGCCAAACTCAATTGAGCTCTAGTTACTACGTGAGGATTATCTTTTCTACCAGCATGGCTATTGATAGAAGTCTGAGCAGCAGTACCTGCAGCCTTAGCATCAGCAATAGCAGTAGCTTGAGCAGTAGATACGGGCTTATTAGCATCGGAAGTATTATTAACATTACCCAATCCAACCTGAGTTTTAGTAACTGCATGAGGATTAGATTTATTGGCAATGTGATTATTTACCTTAGTTTCTAATGCAGTTACATCTGAACCAGTATCAGCAATCAAATCGTCAACGTAAGTTTTCAATTCTGTACGAAGAGCATTGATAGCATTAGTTCTATTGGTAATCTCATTTGCCAACCCCTGTACCGTATTATCCAAGTTAGTCTTATCTTGGGCAGTCATTACACCTGCAGTAGTCTTAGTTGCTGCTGGTATGGTGACATTCACATCTGTACCTCTACTATATGAGCCCTCTTCAGTATTCTTTACCCATCTAAAATACTTTAATCCGAGATTATTCGTATTTTGGGTAACACTGTTTATTACCGTCATTATCTCCTGAGGTAAACTATTGATTAGTTTATCATGCTCATTATCTTTTGCAATACGAGCCTCTTGTTCATCCTCTATGGCTTTCGGTAGGGTTTGATTAAGTTTTATTACACTTTCTGCCTCCATCAAACCGGCTTCTTGAGTAGTGGCATTGGTTAGTGGAATAAGCATCCCCTCAGGCTGATCTATGTAATGACCCTGGTCATCTAAAGAAGAATAATTACACTGAATAATTATATTCCTCTTGTTTCTGTTAACTATTGAAATATTACTGATTAAATTTCTAGGCATACTAGATACCACATCCTCAAGATGTTTACCTCTACTACCCTCGAAAGCAGTACCTGCAATTTCTCCAATAATAAGGGAAGAAGTGTTACTATCTACGAATTTAGTACCTGACCAACGGAATTGATAAGGAGGTTCCCCATTAGCAACATTAATGTATATCTTACCAGATTCTCCAGTTACCGGAGTTTGGTGAGTAGCATCAGTATACAACTGAACATTAGTAAGACCTCCAGTAGAGCTTACTTCATAAGTAGCGTATACCTCGATTACATCGTCTACATATGAAGGCAAATGGTTAGCTGGTACCAATCCATTACCATCCAATGGAGCAAACCCATCAGCTTGTCCCTTAGTTGCTACAAAGGCATCATGCTTGGCTTCTAGAGTATCAAGGTTATTCTGCAGTTTAGTATCAAGGGCAGTATCAGCATCTTTTCTATCTTGAATCTCTTTTTCTAAAGCAGCAGTCTGAGAATCTCCCAGATTCTTGATAGCTGTATCGATTGCCTTTTGTCTATCCTCAATCTCCTTAGCAATAGCATTGGGCAAAGTCTCATCAAGATTAATCTTATCTTGGGCAGTCATTACACCTGCAGTAGTCTTAGTTGCTGCTGGGATAGTACCCATTACATATCTACTACCCTTAACATAGACACCAGATTCTGAGTCTAGTTTAGCTCCAGCATGAGTAATGGTGATCTCAGAATCTGAAATTTCTAGATTGCTCCCAGAAGCAAGTACAAAGGATTCTGGGAGAGAATCAAATAACTTCTTATCGGCTGCGGTTTGTACACCTGCCGCTTTATTCGTCGCAGGAGGTATATTTAGATGACGTATAGCATTTTCAATGGGATTATCTTCATATACTCCAGTATCGGGATTTATAGTAGATAAGTCCAAATAAATATCTACCATGTTATGGCGTTGAACTCTTCCATTAAAACCTCGAATGATATTTGGGGGAAGAGAATCAAACAATTTCTTATCTGCAGCGGTTTGTACACCAGCTTTTTCTGCAGTAGAAGCAGGTAAAGTAATTGGATTCTGTTCTACTGTACCATCTTCGATTACAGTTTTAGTAGCAGCAATGCCTATTGAAGTCTCATTTGGAGTTACATCCCCAAGAGCAAAGTTAACAGTAGTAATTCTATCTAACTCTACCTTATCCTTAGCAGTCATCGTACCGGCTTTAGTATCTGATGCCTGAGGCAAATCAAAGGTTTCTGTAGTATCAGCATTCAGACCATTATCCTTAGTTACGGTTACGGTTACTTTACTTGCATCGGAATCAGCCGATATATCTGTAAGGGCATTTTCATCCAACCCATCCAACTTAATCTTATCTGCTGCAGACATGACTCCTGCAAGAGATTGGGTTACCGGGAGAAGTTCTTTAATGGCCTCATTGGATTCTCCGTATTGGTTGTTAGAAACGTCCTTAGTAGAAGTATTTACCTTGAAAGTAAGTTTAGAGTCATCTCTACTTATTTCACTTACACCAGTAACCATGGTATTAGGTAAAGCATCAGAAGTTGCTTCCTCGGCTACCAACCTTTCTTCGTGATCATTGGTAATATTGGTAAATTTGTTATCCAAAGATGTATCTGCATCTATTCTATCTTGGATTTCTTTATCGATACGTTTACCCAAAGCTGTATCGGCAGCAATACGGGCAGCTTCTTCTGCATCGATGTTATCCTGGAGAACTTTATCTGCGGCCTTTCTTTCCTCTCTCTCTGTATTTAAGTCAGAAGTATTCTGGTCAATCTTTGCTTCTAATCGAATATCCTCAGCCTTACGAGCAGCGATTTCATTATTCAGCAAATCGGTAATGGCAGTATAGTTACCATTAATGTTACCCTGAATACCCTGAATCAATTCCAGATTACGTTGAATATTAGCAGCATTCTGAGTTACCAGAGCATTGGTAGCATTCAAGGAAGTTAACAGCTCCGTACGAGTTTCAGTTACGAAAGTTCTCAACTCATTTACCGTAGTAGTAAGAGTATTACTTAAGTTAGTGAAAGTCTGTTGCAGAGTATTATCTCCTTGTTCACGCAGATTCTTTTCAGCTTCAAGCTTATTCTCCAACTCAGTAAGCTTAGCAGTCATAGTTGCTGCAAAGTTGGGATCATCACCGAGAGCCTTAGCAATCTCGGCCAAAGTATCAAGTACCTCTGGAGCAGAGCCAATAATCTTTTGGATAGCAGCCTCTACTTGTTCAGCACTCTGGAAATCTGAATCGTTTAATAACTCAGATACCTTAGTGATGTAATTTGCATGTTCTTCGATGCCATCCAACTTGGCATATAGCAAGTCAGTGAAGTCATTTGAAGAAAGTACTTTACCGTCTACCTTATCTACCTTCTTTCCATCCATTGCCTGGTCAGCAGCAATTCGATCTGCTTTTTCCTGAGCAATAGCATTATTAATAAGGGTATCTTGGTTAGCACGTTCTGTAGCTTCCTTATCGATATTATTCTGCAACTCAGTATCACCAGCTAAGCGGTCATTCTTTTCGGTAAGTATATTTTGGTTGATACCCGCCATATCATCTTTATGGTTCTGAAGGTTGGTATCAATCTTTGCCTCAAGTGAAGTCTCTTTGGCAATTGCTCGGTCTTTCTCTGCATTAATAGCAGTAGTATTAGCATTTACCTTTGCTTTTAATTCATTCATAGCATCGGTATTACCTGCCTCTAGAGAATCAATACGAACTCCCAAAGCATTATCACCAGCAATACGGTTTTCCTTTTCTTGTTCAAGCTTAGTATTAAGGCTAGCTACCTCAGATTCCAAAGCCTGCTTAGCATTATCTAATTTAGCTGTGAACTCAGTACTCAAGGCTTTATCAGCTGCAGTACGGTCTGCTACTTCTTTATCCAAATTTACCTGAAGAACTCGGTCTGCAGCTTTTCTTTCTACACTCTCAGTATTAAGGTCAATATTGAGAGTATCGATACGAGAACTCAAAGCACTGTCGGCATTCGTACGGTCAACGATTTCCTCGTTAATCATATCCTTAACTTCCTTGTAGTTATCCCCTACAGTCTTAGTTAAGTTTGTGATTGCCTCTGAATTTCTTTCAATACTATGTTGGTTAGTAGCGATTGCCGTAGTATTGGCATTTACCTGCTCGGTAAGCTCATTACGCAAGGTATTGATAGACTCTTGCATACTCAAAGCCAAGTCTGAGATACGCTGGTTAACGTTAGCCAGACTTTGAGTATATGCTTCATCAGCAGTCTTTCTTTCGGCAATCTCCTTATCCAAGTTAGCCTGAATTACTGCATCGGCATCTTTACGGTCTTGGATTTCCTTATTAAGGTTATCTCTTACAACTCCGAGTGCAGCATCTCCAGTAGCAGACTTATTGTCTACGTATTCTTTCAATTTAGTTTCAAGGGCAGTATCTGCATCCTTACGAGCTTGAACTTCAGCAGCTACTTCAGCACTGTTTGCCTCATCCCCTGCAATACGGTCTTCGATTTCTTGGTTAACCTGTTCTGTGATTGCAGCCAATTTCTTGGTAATGGTAGCAGCAAAGTTGGGGTCATTTCCAAGGGCATCAGCAATTTCCTTAAGAGTATCAAGTACTTCTGGAGCAGAACCAATAATCTTTTGGATAGCTGCATTTACCTCTTCCTCAGTTTGGAAACCAGAATCGTTGATAAGCTGAGAAAGATGCGTAATATAATTTGCCTTTTCCTCAATTCCATCAAGTTTAGCTTTGAGTATATCGGTAAAGTCATTCTTAGTCAAAGAATAGCCTTCACGTTTATCTACTTTCTTAGTATCAAGATCTTTATCACCTTTTTCTCTAGCAGCAGCCTCGGCAGCAATAGCATTAAGCAATTGCTCCTTGTCTTCTACACCCTGCTCTTTTACATCTTCGATTTTGTGTTCAAGAACTAAATCCTGAGCAGCACGAGTAGTAGCCTCTGAATCGATATTGTTCTGTAATACTTGGTCTGCAACAGTACGGGCCTGAACTTCTTTATCAATATTACCTTGAAGAGCACTATCTGCATTGGTACGGTCTGTTACCTCTTTAGAGATTTCATTGTGAAGAACTTGGTCCTCAGAATGACGATCTACCTTCTCTTGGTCAATTTTACCTTGAAGAGCTAAAGTATCTGCCTGGCGATTAGTGATTTCTTCGTTAATCTTAGAATCCAGTACAGTATCTGCGTTAGTACGATTTGCAGTTTCTTCTGCAATCTTTGACTCAAGGGATGCCTTATCATTGATATGGAGAGTTTTAAGGTCATTTACACTTTCCTTAATCTCATTATCGGCAGCAATACGTTCATCTTTTTCCTTTTGAATAAGGTCCTTGAGTTCTTTCTCAAGTTCATCATTATCTTGATTTACCTTATCTTCAAGGTCTTTGATGTCTTCAGCATTCTTATCTACCTTCTTCTCAACTCGGTCGATTTCAGCTTTTAAGTCTGCCTTAACGGTATCAATCTTCTTATTGATTTGGTCTAACCCATATTCTAGGTTATCCTGAACTGCAGCTACTGCAGCACCCAGAGCAGCTTCGGCTTCCTTAGCACGATTAACCTCTTCGGTTAAAGCAGTACGAAGGTCGGTTAATTTATTAGTGATAGTAGTTGCAAAGTTGGGGTCATTGCCCAATGCTTCTGCCAACTCTTTAAGAGTATCAAGAGCATCATCTGCACCATCAACCAAATCACTAATCATCTGTTTAACTTCTTCCTCAGTTTGATACTTTAAGTCATTTTCAAGCTGAGATACCTTAGTGATGTAGTTTGCATGTTCTTCAATGCCATCAAGTTTAGCTTTTAACTCATCAGTGAAGTCATTCTTAGATAAGTCATATCCTTCCTTCTTATCTACCTTATTTTTGATAGAAAGTACGAAAGCCCAGAACTCATTTATAGTTCCCCCAAAGCCAGCACGAACAAAGTCATCATAGTAACCCTGTAACAACCGCTGGTCAATCTCTTCGCAGGTGTAATATTTACTTACATACATATTTATAAAATTTAAGGATTAATTACTGAACGTTGACGACCCAGTAAGAATTCCGAATCTATATCCCTGAATGGTTCTCCCTCTGAACCACAGAAGGCATTTATTGGTATATTCGGATTTTCTGGATCTACATCTCCACCGTCTTCTATATCCCCCCGTATGCAAGCATAATCGGGAAGCCTATTTACACGGAACTTTATTACCTGGCCTATACCAGGATGAGGTATTATTTTATCCCAGATATCCCCGAAGTAATCTTGAAAGCAGGTGACAAATTTGTTTCCGGTCATCGATTGAAATGCCGTTACACCATTGCCATTACCTTTCATTTCAATATGAACTCCAGAGGTACCATTGAGGATAACCAGATTACTATCAAACCAAATTCCACTGTTTGTAGTAATTGGTGTCCACCTCAGTACTAACATCTTTGCCATATACTTTATTTTTATTCTACAAATTCAACTTTGGTATCTCGGTCTCTCTTTAGGACAATCATGAAAACTAAAGCCTCATCCTTTGCCTGAGCAGTCTGAGTATCTCCAGAAGGCTTATACGTTATACCATTAATTACAAACCTATCTTGTTCCCAATTAAAATCCCAATAACCTTCCGGTGTAAGATAACCGATTTGTTCTATATAAGATTTAGAAATTAGTATTGATAAGTTTTCATCATCCAATTCTCCTGAAATAGTTGCCTTATTGATAGGCCAGTTTCTGAAAGCATTGTAGTAACATAATGCCTCGATTTGGATGTTATAATATTTAGGTATACTGTCTTCGGCATGACTGAGAAGCTGATTAACATGTTTGGCCCAGGTTATGGATTGCCTACCAGCATCCCAATCTAAGAAGTCAGTGATAATTTTCTTGTATCTATCCCAAGAGCGGTTCTTTACCATTCTCCAGGGTTCTTTTGTCATAACTTAGTTAGAATTGATTTCTTACCACCTTTCACTGGAGCACTTGGGTTGGGTCCATCTAATACTCCAGGTTGCCTTCTGTTAACTACTTTAGGAACTACGGTTCTGAATACTTCATCACAGAATGGTAAGTAGATTTCCAATCGTGAAGCTAACATACAAAGGTTCTTCCTTAATTCATCTATTAATCCACCTGGTTGCATTGCTTGAGAAAGTGTTTTCCATAGGGAACTTGTAGCATCTGCCAAGGTATCATAATATTGCACTTCAGTAGGCCCAGTAGTGATTTGTTTTACCCTATCACCTCGGGCAAGTTCGGGTTTAGAAGTACCATCACCATTCTGTTCTTTGGTAGAGGTTAATTGACTTAGGTATTCTGAAGTACTTGTTAATAGATTAAGTATCTTCACATTGAGAAAGTCCCATGCTGCCAATTCCATTATTAATTGGTTTTCTAGTGCTTCATACCATAATTCATCAGTATACTTATCTGCAGGAATTTGGTGATTTACTAGAGGACCAATATAATATTGCCATTTGGTGATGTAGATAGATTTATCTTCCCTGGTCATTCCCTCTGATATCTCTGAAGGAATATAGTGGTCGATTAAGTTATATATTGTATCGGCTAATGCCGTATGACCATAATCACAAACTACCAGAGTCTTATCTACGGTGATATCTAAACCATTAGAGTTGGTTACATGTAGGGTTACTGTATAGAAACCGGGAGTTTCATAAGAATAGGAAACATGTCTTCCACCATTGAAAACCTCTCCCTTATCATCGCCAAAGTCCCAGTCAAAAATAGATTTGGCCGGGACTTTGGATATGACTCTGAATGAAACTTCCAGACCTGACGTAACGTACAAAAAGTCCAGATTGTTATTCATATTAGTCTGTCTTATGTAATTTTCATATATTACCCTTTAGAAGAAGATTCAAATTCTTCCAGCAAAGCCTGGAGAAGTGTTTCTACTGTATCATCTTTCTCGGCAACGATTTCATGAAGACCTGCTACCAGTTTCAGTTCTTCCAGGGAATAGCCCTTTGCAAGTTTTTCAAGAGTCATGCCTTTCTTGAACTGAGCATTCAGTCTCTTATCCAACTTTTCGATGTCGGCCTCTGAATACTTTTCGATTTCTGATTTATCAGCAATGATAATCAGATGGCCAGAGGCAATTGCCTTCTGAATCTTTGGTGCACGGAATTGACGACGAGTGAGTTCTTTTTCTTCTCCTCTACAAACGGTAATACCAGTTGATTGGTCATGAAAACTGTAAGCTCTTGGTCCCACAGTTACTGTATATTTATCTTTAGCCATATTTCCTAAGATTTAAAAATGATTAAAGAGAGGATAGGTCTTTTTAGTTACCTACCCTCTCAGGGAATTTATATAGATGAAACCGGACGTCCCTTATTATTCTAGGTTAACCATCAAATAGGGGTCTACGTTCATGAACTCGGGGAAACCGAATTCTGAGAACTTCTTGTCAGCAGCCAGCAACAGAGTTGCATCCTGGTACATCTTAGAGAAGCCAGTAGTCAAGCTTGCATAGATTGCCTGAGTCTGGTTAGAAACGATTCTTTCAGATTCAAGCATCAACTGACGAGCAGTAAGCTTAATCAAGGCAGCAGATGTATCAATCAACAGCAACTGTTGGTCGGGTGTACCCGGGTGAATGTAGAAGTCAGCATTCTTGGGAACAGGAGACTTAACATTCAGGGTAGCTTCTGTAGTACCAGAGTTACGATCCTTGAATTCCGGCAAGTTCAGCATTTCGATTGCCTGGTCTTCACCACCAATCATAGTTTGGAAGTTACGTCCCATACGAGCAGCACGTACCCAAATATGCAGAAGGTCTTTGTAAGTGATACCATTAGTTGTTTCGTATACACCGATTACCGGGGCAGACTCAGAGCCATCAGGGTTGTTACCATTGATAGCAACGTCCATAGCCAGAGTATCCAGAGCATAACCCAACTGAACACCAAAATCACGAAGGTAGATTCCCAAGACATCGAGCGAAACATAGTTACGAACTTCATCAGTAAGTTTGAAACCTTTTCCGATTTTGAAGAGGCTAACCGATTTCTGTCCGAAGCTAACATCACCCAATGGGATAGTTTCTGCCTCATTAACCTTTGCAGGAGCAGCATCCGACATGTTAACCATCGGCATGATTGCTTGCAAACCATTGATTGGTTGGTCAGATGCAATGATATTCGGATAGAACGGAGCCTGGCGCATACCCAATGTGATAGCAGCACGAATGATTTCCGGAACAATCCAACGAATATTCTGTTGGGGCATTGTAAAGATGTTCTGCATCGTGTCCACTTTTGGATTGATGCCCATCTTTTCAAAAAGTTCATCTTCTGAAATACCCCATTTACCGGTAACCAATTCTCCAAAAGTTACCTCTACAGGCTTCTTGTCCTGTGAACCGGAACGAACAGCTTCCAAGCTTCTTACCATTTCCGGCAGCTCATTCATAAAATCCTGAGCCTTCAACTTTGTAATATCTATTTTATTTTCCATAACTTCTTTTCTCTTATTTGATGAGTACTTGAATTACCTCATTTGCCTCTTCTGCAGGATTAAGGGCAATGAACTGGGATGAAGTTGCTTGGTTAGCTTTTACGAATCTATCGTTAAGCAATGTTCCATCGGGAGTTACATAGCCGGCGTCGATATTTCCGTTTGATACCCAGTTACAAATCATGTAACCTTCCATAGCTACTGTTACCTCTACCGGGAAATTTCTTTGAGGTTGATAAGCAGGGTTAACGTTATCCGTTACTGCTACACCCAAATAAACTTGAGTAGCTACATCAGTGCAAGGGTAAATCAAACCTTCTTCATTCAAAGCTACTGGCATACCCTGTACGATTTTCTCTCCAGCTTTAACATTGAAAGCCTGGTGCAATTTGTGTGACTCACTTTTGTAAATCACCGCTCTCGGGGTTCTTTCCCCAAAGAGAGTAAGTTGCTGAGGGTCGTTTACGATTTTAGTTTTTTCCATAACGCGGATTATTTATATTAGTTATTTGATTTTGTTTCGATACAAGTTATCGATTACATTCTTAGTACTCGGAGATTCTGAATTCCGTTGGGTATCAGTACCCTGGGTTCCAGTTTTACCCTCGGTATCATCCTCAGCAATTGAGGAAGCACGGTTGACGTCCTTAGAACCACATTTTGAGCAAGTGAGAGGGAACTTCTCTTCCAAGCGAGCTTGGTAATCCTTGGTCAAGGAAATAAGAGTAGTAATACCAGTAGTCTCGGCATTGAGCATCGTAACAATTGTCTCATCTACCTTATCACCCATCAACTTCTTGTAGGTTTCTACGGCATTTTCACGTAGAGAAGCAATGTGATTCTTTCCTACGGTTGCCATTTCCTTCAAGTTAGCTACTTCGGCATTCAAGTTGGTAATCTGTTCCGTAAGAGAAGTTTTCTCTGTAGTAAGATTATCTACTGAAGTTTGCAATTCGTTTCTGGATGATACCAAAGTCTGAATGCAGGCAATTACATTTTCCTGATTCATCTCTTTACCTTCTTCCAGGGTAAGCATGTTATCCCCAAAAAGGCTTTCAAGAAATTTTAGTAATTCTTCGTTCATGTTATTTTTATTTGAATGATTATCCTTGGCATCATTATCATTAAAAGAACCCTGAGTATCGTCCTTTTCTTGATATGATGTTAAATCCGATTTGTAATCAGTAAAGAAGTATTGCTTCGATTTATCATCTCTGTATTCTTCATAAGATGCCCAAGTTCTTTTGGCAAAGGTTGGGTTAATGATTTTACCATCCGAACCAATTTTCTGGGCAAATGAATCAGCACCATGTGAAACTAGTGAGGTCTCAAGGTAACGAACAATTTCAGTAACAATTCTACGTACCATAACTCCCTTAGAGTCATAAGTACCCAGTTTCTGATAAAATTCGTTATCTTCCATTTGGGGATGGGATTTATCCCACTTAAATTGTACAGTAACTGAATTACTATGAATTGAAGGAGGTTCCATAAGGATGCCTCTAGCAATTCTTGGGTTTGCCTTACCATCGATTTTCAGAATACCGTTGATACCAGCGGGTATAGTAAAGCTACCGTCTTTATAGGATTCCTGCCACATTACTTGTGATACAGCACCAATAGCATTACCGATGTTGGTTTCATGGTCACAGTTTACTGTTTGACCAAGCAACATCTTCATAGAAGCCTTTAGTACTCCATTCTGACCAAAGTCTGTCGGGTTCCAATTCTTAGATACAATCGTTTCTGAAAGTAATCTGAACATTGGTTCGATAAACTCTTCGTCCTTAGGAGTTAGTTCCGATTTGTCTAGGTTGGGATAGTAAGTATTATAATCTATATCCCCTCCCCAAAACCCAAATTGAGCAATGGAATCCGGTGTAGGATTTTTCCATTTGTAATAATTCTCTGAGAAAGCCTTGGCTCCCACTGCTTCTGGGATATACCCAGCCATAATGGTATGGCCTTGACCTATCACCATAGAATCAAGATGCTCTTTGTTTTTCTTTGTAAATTTACTCATCTTGCTTTAGTATTTTGGTCTCCTCGAGAAGGAGCCGGGTTATTCTTATCTCTTGACCTACGAGCAGATTGGTTTTTATCATCTTGCCTTTGTTTCTTCTTAGTTCCTTCTTGGGGGTCTATATTACCTCCCTTAGCAAATTGGTCCTCAAGTGAAACTCTTGGTTCTTTCTCATCAGGAGAATCATAACCCATTGCCCAAGCATATTGCTCTTGACTAATGATACCAGCCTTATACAATAAGTCAAGGTTCTGTATCTTATACTGAAGACCTTGTTGGATTTTAACTTCATCAGAAACTGTAGAAGTTCCCCAATCAATCTTCATCCCCTTATTATTAAAGCCTGCCAGACGCAGTTCTAGAGAATAAAGTCGGTCTAATACATAAGCTACAAGCATTTGGATATTTTTTAACTGGCTAATCATCTTAGACAGCATTATACCAGTTGCACCTTCACCAGTAGTAGATGATACCCCAATGATAGAGCCATTAACTCCCAACCCATTTGCTACAGATTGTTGGTTCATATTCCAAGGCTTCTCGATATTACCGAGCTCCTTAGTAGTAGAATTTAGTTTGAATTCATGGTCATCTATGTAACCAGCAACTACCCCATCCTTCATACCCTCTTTAACATTACGTTTAAGGATATTGAGTTCATGGTATAATCTAGATTCATAAGCTTTGATACTCTCGTTGGGTCTTTGTGGAGATTTCTGCATCTTAGCTTCTAAGAAACCAACCATACCACAAATCTCCATGATATGTTTGAAGTTAACCTTCATATCATTCTGACCCTTGAGAGAATCCAATGCAGGCATAAATGGAGGAACTCCATAAGGTTCATCCGTATCATTGAACATACCAACATAGAAATAGGTTTCTGGGTTAAGCTTAATGTAATCTTGTTGCTTAACAAAGAAATTCATATTCTTTTGGTAAGGAGCATACACCCCATTTAATTCACGTTTAAACTTGATGTGTTCTGGCTTAAGGAATAATACAGTAGCCAAACCATCAAGCTTATCATTTGGTACTCCTTCTACGGATATTGCCCCACTTACAAGAAGTTGAACAATCATTTTATTAACTAAACCATCTATACCAGCAGTATATCTGGTCCATCCCTTGGTGGCTTTCTTAAGATGTTCTCTCATCTTTGAAGCCTCTTCATCGGTATTATTAGGGAAAGTTACTGTATGACTGGTGTTAGCTAACTTAAACATATCTTGCAATGCAATGCCCATATCAGGATTTACCTTATATAAATCCCGAATTAAAGGTATCACATCAACACGAAAAGAGGGTTCAACTAATTTAGTCAACCCTTGTAATGATGTAATTAAGTTATCGCTATCATCGTCAACTGAAACCCTACCAGGCGAAATCGATGTGGCAGGCTTCTCCTCTTTATTAGAGGATGTACCATTCTTGGGAGGGTCCTTCTTACGTCCCCAACCCCAACTAAAATTGAAGTACTTTTTCATCTTGGTTGTACGATTACGTTAGTTTTTCCTTTCCTTATGTGATTACATATTGCTTTTCCAAAGATATCATCATCGGCATATACATCTCCTTCAAGGTCTACATCTACAGCTGAATTGTTAGCCCTATGTTTACCCATTGCAACAGGTCTACCTAAACCATCATAGATGAAAGTATAAGCTTCTTGTACAAAGAATGGGTCCTTAATGATTACATGATCTAATCGAATATCTTCTTCCAAGTTCTCTATTATCACTGAACGATTCTTTTGGGTGGTTAACCAACCAGGGGATTTATCCATTTCAGGTCTACTTTTACCTTTTTTCTTTAGCATCTTCTGGTAGTAGTAAAGGTTAGGGTAGCCTTCGTCTTGAAGCTTAGAAGTTACTGATAAACCAACGTCATTGGATTCTGGAGCTATTACTGCCCAGTTAAACAACTTCCCAGTATCACCAAGTAACTTAGCATAAGCTCCCACTGCCATTCTTCCCTTATATACTACTTGTTCTTCTCCTAGCTTATCCATACAAGTAAATGAAGAGTAGTCAGAAGCTCTACCAGTTGAAACGTCTGCACCAATGAAATATTCTTTATCTGATTCGGGTTCACAGAATTGTCGGTATTGACCATTAAATCTCTTCTTAATAACTGGGTAATCACTAAGGCAGTCTTCGATAGCTTTAATATCGGCTAAGTCGAAGACTGTATTACCAGATGATAAGAAGTCACCATCAATTTCTTGTGCAGTTCGTTTTGCTCCCAAAGCAGAAGACATTTGGTTATACCAATTGATATCTCGTTCTGGGTGCATTTGCCAGTATAATCGAATTGGGTTAAAAGGATTACCTCCTGCAATGGCATCTACCCAAGTTGAGTGATAGAAATTACCAACTCCATAGGGAGTGGAATTGACGATGGCAGCTCCACCAGTGGAAAGAGTAGGGAATGCAGCAGCCCAAATTTGAGCAGCCCATCTTACTACTGCTGCCTCGTCAATTACCAGAAGAGAAAGGGATTCCGAACGACCGGCTTCGGATGATGTCGGAATAGATTCAATGAATGACCCATTATCAAATTCTATCATGGAAGCAGAGCCATATTCACCAGCTCTACCGTTGATTATGGGAGTTTGAAGGTACCATGGAAGATTCTTGTACATGAACTTAATCTTCTTAAGCACCTTCTTAGCAGTGGTATCCTTGATAGAAATAATGTTTATCTTTTTGTTGGGATGGTACATCGCCAACCAAAGACAGTACATAGAAATCAATTCTGTAATACCTGCCTGACGAAACTTAAGGATGATATTGAATCGTTGGGCAATGAAGTTGTAGAGAACCGATTTTTGAAATGAGTATAAATCGAATCTTACCTTTCCCCTTACTGGATGTATCACATAGCAAAAAAGGCTAAAAAAGAAAACATCACTAGAAACTCGGGATAGGTTTGATAGCTCTTCCCGAGTTAATGTAGTTCTAGTTTCTGAGATAGTCTTTGCCATTACTTAAAAGTTATACGTTATTTGAAATTCGATGTCAGTACCTATACCAGATTTTATCTTTGGGTAGTAAAAGGTATTGACTCCGAATTTGTAATTAAATCTCTTAGTCTTGATTGAAAGACCAGCTCCCATATCGAATAGATTATTGAAAGGTCTATATTTGCCATAAATGTATGGACTAAGTGATAACCTTGCAACTTTCTTCCGAGTTAATTGACCTTCATACCAGTTGTAGTTGTACTTATCTAAGTCGATTGGGAATAATCTAGTTGAATAAGTGTTAGTCTCCTTATTGAACAGACTTAAGTTCAACTTATCTTTCTTCAAAACAATTTGAACCAGGGAATCTTGGTTACTGATAACTGGCTGCCTTAGCATGGAATCAGGAAAGAGAGTTGGCTGCTTATTATCATGAACTAAGATTTTACCTGGTTCAATTTTTTCTGAGTACTTCTTCTCTGGTTTGAAGGGTTTCTCTGTGTATACTGTATCTGGGATTTCATTGACCGCTAGTTCCAGGGAATCAACCTCTCGAGAAAGTTTGTAATTCCTGAAGCAAAGGTAAATAGTAAATCCTAGAAATACAATAAACAAGGCCCTCTTTAAATTCTTCATGGTAATTTCGCTTTTAGTGAAACTCTGGTACTCACTCGTTTCCTTGTTTTCCCTTAACAATCCCTTTCTTACCTTCAGAGTTGATTTATGATTTATAGGATTATAGCTTTCTTTACCAGAAAGCACTTTCCTAAAAAAGAAAAACTTAATAAAAAGAAAAAAGGGTTTTCAAAACAGCTCAATTTAGCTCAGTTTTGATGAGTCAATTTTCTTGAGGCAACGTTTGAACCATAATCCTACTTCATAAACCGAGCCCTTGGCAATTGTGTATCTTGCCTTGTTAAGCCAATAATGGTGATCCTTAAAATCCTTTTCAGAGGTACCCTGGTTTTCATGAAGGTAAATTCTGAATTTCTTTGGGAATCCCATGATTGCCTTAAAATCCTCAACCCCCAAAGGATAACCGTCTGGTCTGAATTGCCTATCTGCAGGTCTTAAGGTTAGTGGAGGTTTATCATACTCCAATCGATATACTCCCGGGAGAGTATTCATCTTTGCCGTTTTGATAGGCCATTTCTTTTCATCTTTGAAATCTCTAACCCAAAGTCGATGTATCTTTGCTACAGTTAGATTCTTTTTCTCAGGCAATTTTCGATAATCATACATTGCCAGAGTTTTACTAATCCAAGGGATTTGATTGGTATCATCTTCTGAAGAAAACGTGAGGGGTTTAAGTAGATTTCTAGTAATTGTTGGGTTTTTTACTTGAAATACTTCATTAAAAGCATTCAAGTATTTCTTACCGGTCTTTTTATGTACTCCAATGATAACTAAACGCTTCCTAGATATCTGAGAATTTCCATAATCAAAAACTGACCTTTCGTGAAAAATAAGTTTATAGTCCTTAAAGGTTTCCTCAAAAAAATTCTTGGGAAGCAAGGATAGCAGTCTTGGTAGATTTTCTATAAGAAATATCTTAGGCTTATACTTGAGTATCGATGAAATTACTAGATTGAGACTACGATTATCTTTTGGATTGCCCAATTCTTTTACTTTAGACAGCCTCATTACTGAAGATGAGCCACAATCCGGGCTTGATATAATTATATCTACTTTCTCATCGAACTCTTGTAAACAAAAGCCCTTATAGAATGGTATATCACCAAAATTTAACTTCCATTGACTTTCGCAATTTGTATGAAAAACTCCTCTTATTTCTATATTCCCTAGCAAATTTTCCCTAAAAGGGAACAGGAGTGCACCCTGTCCAGCGCACACTCCCAATACCCTTAACTTTTTCATTTCTTGTAACTTCTCAATTTGATATATTTAATCCAAGCAAATGGTTTACGGTCTTCCAAATAACTCAGATTTTTATCATTATTGTGAGCTTCTTCTTCAAAACTTACATCATGATACCTTTCATTCTGTTTATCCCATTTGGCAAAACACAGAATGAGAAGATATTCGATAATATACCAAAGGTAGAAGAGACCAAAACAGAGAACTACTACCCACCAGAAGGATATATCGAATAATACCCAGAGTATGATACCAAGTATCAAACCGACTATACTACACTCAATCTGTTGTACCTGATGGATTCTCTCATGGTTGATATCATCCGGTTTACACTCCTCTACTCTATGCTTGAAAAAAGAGTTGTACAACATAGTTATTGCCTTGTAACTGGGGAAAAGGAATACCTTTGCTACCCAGCTGTTAAAATGACATCTTTTCATAACTTATCTTTGAAATTTTCGTAAGCATTTCTTAACTTTTGGTCATAGGCATTCTGGGCATACCCAGGACCATTATACTTTCTGGCAAAGCCAGCCCAGTCTTTTGCTTTGAGTTCTTTCAAACAACCAGAGTTATTCATGAAATAATACATGAGTTCCAATTGTTTCTCATGAGATTCAGACATCTTGTGAACAAATTCGAAGACATCTTTACATCCACAAAGGCGGTGATTGAAGCCCATAATTTGGAACATACCCCAACTGGCAGACTTCAATGCACATTCCTCATCAATTTCTTTGGCTAATTCGAGTCTCTTATACTCGTGTACACCTCCCAAATACTTCGATTTATCCCATTTAGGGAAGAAAATCGTAGAATATCTCTTACAAAGGTAAGCTAAATCTCTGTCAGGGAATTTCTTATGTACTTCTTTGTACATAATGTGACCCTCAAAGAGAATTTGAGGCCTACCGTCAGCTAAAAACCCGTCTCTACCGGCAGCTTCCACCAATTGGACAGCTTTCAATAGGGCAGGTTCTAAACCTAAGCGAATAGCAAGGTCTTTAATCATTTCATTTGTTAGTTTATCCATAACTTATCAGTTTTAATGGTTCAATTTTAGTAACAAAAGTATTGCTTATAACCCATTTTCAATATGTTTCGAGGTTCTATTATCATATATAACTTATAAAATAATGCAATATGGACAAGAAAAATGAGTGCCAGATATGTGGCAAGCCCATTAATTTAGAGGAATTTGATGAAACTCGGGAAATCCCTCAACTTATGGCAAGAAAACAAATTTGTTTTCAATGTGCTTTTTGGTCTAATCGATTAGCTTATGATAAAGAGCTTGAGAAAGAGGGTAAAATTGCGGTAATTACTCCAGATTATTCTCACTGGGTAACTAAAATTCCCGGAAATATTTTAATGGTGCCCTCGGCTTTTGGTGGTATTTACCAAACTAAACTCCAACCAGTAAACACTCTGGGAGTTATTGATGAAGATCGAGAGAAGCTTTTCATTATCCGTTATAATAACATCGCTCACCAAGGCACTATACCAGAACATCTAAGAAAGCTTTTTAAAGTAAACGGAGTAATTCTATCTCCACAGGAATACAAAATGCTAGAAGATTACCGAGGCAATGCCTATGAATTTATTAAAAATATGATTGATAATGCAATAAATAAGAAATAATTTCGTATATTTGCATAAAGAAAAATTCTTAATAAATAAAGATATGAAAAAAGAAAAGAAAGAAATCAAAAAGCTTAAAGAGGGGGATGAGGTTCTCTTCACCTTATCTGGAAGACCCATCATTGAGAAAGTTACAGTGGAATCTATTGATAAAAAAGGTGGATTCGCAATGCTCAGTAACCGAGTAAAAGTTGCAAGAACCTTGGGTCCTGATGATACATACCCAAGATTGGATGGGCAAAAGGGAGAAGTTCGTCCGCTTACCGAAGAAAATGAAAGAGTATTCCTTGCATATAAGGCCTATTTCTCAATTAAGAGAAACATAGAATTACTTGATAAGGAGATGAGAAGTATGAAAGATACAGATGCTTTCGATATGATGATTGAATTTGATAAGAAGCTTACCAAGATTATTAACAAATACTTCAAAGAACAATGACTACGGTATTAGCAATAATTTACTTGGTATGTTTGCCATTCACGGTATTTTTTGTAAGGGCTTGCTTGGATTATTTACCCTATACTCACAAAATACACTCTCTCGTTTTATTTATATCGGTATGGATAGTATTACCTCTATTTCCGATTTATCTATTAATCAGATACATAAAATACAAATTACTATGAGATACTTTTTTGACAGAGATGGTAATTATGCTGGGTCATCAATGCAAGGGTGGGAGATTCTTCTCCTACTCTTGTTCCCAGTTGCTTTAATAATTTTCCTCGTATTCTTACCCTTCTATGTATTTCATAAATACAGTTCTAGAGAAGAGGATAAAAAATACGAGGAAGAACATCCAGAAATACTAAAAGTAGATTCTTATATTACCTGCTGGTATCCATGGCATAGATATTCTGTTGCATATACACTGGCTCTTATATTCTGGGTAATTGCTTTTATAATTGGGATATTATCTTAATACAGGTATTAAGTTGGAGCTATCCAATAAAAATTCAAATCTAATGGATATTTTTTAGTGGGGTTAAACCTACTGGAGAGTATAGGAGTATCACTGCTAGCAGAGGGAGTTGAAACTTTTGTAAGAGTATAGGAACCCAATCCAGTTGTTTTTGTTGTAAAGTATGAATTACTTGGTAAATTGTAGCTAGGATTAAAAGCATTACCATTCTTATCAAGGCAGGACCAAGACAACATTTCGAAATTTCCCGGGTACATGTTAGAAATATAGACATTAATAGCATATCTATTTTGATTTACTATCCAATTCTTATATAGGGTACCATCGGCCATAGATCCATCTTCGTCACTAATATTAGTAGTAACCTTAAAAAAAAGCACTCATGTCTACTCCATGGAGGGTTATAGGATTAAAACGTATTTCCCAATATTCTTTTTCTTCGGGAGTAGTAAGGTGTAGATTTATTTTATTACCAGATTCATTTTGTGTAAGTATACAAAGCCCAGAAGTACCGTCATTTTGTGCAGTAATCTGAATCTCATTGTTACTTTTGTCTTCCTCCAGAATATAGTTCGGGGTATTGATGCTAGCAGAATAACCAACTTCAATAACCCCGGACAATTTGCCATTTACATACTTAGTTTTCTGGGATTGGATATTCCATCTCTCAGAGTTTCCCTGTCTTATTTCTGCATATACATCTTGGGTGGATCTCCCCCCCCCCTAATTTAAGAACTTTATTTTCCATAATGTATAATGTTTTTAGATTGATACTGTTCCTCCTGCACTTGGTACTATAAATGACCCCTCTAATGTCCAGGTAGCACCTGATTTAGTAAATACAGCTACTTTATCTCCAGTAGTACATTCTATTCGAGAACCAGGTTCTGAGTCATTGGCCTCGAATGGAATCCTCATAGTAGCAGTACCAGTTGCTGAGATACCCTGTATATACACCCGATCTGAAGATGATGTATTCTGTGGCTTAGCTCCCTTGCCAAAGAGATAGTAGCCTGTACCTGTGGGCAATCCAGAGAGAGTGAATGTTGTTGATACTTGTGACTTCTGAGTTACTGGTATACTAAGGTTAGCATCCCCACAGGTTAAGAAGATATGCCCTGAACGGTTAGCTCCAGTTTGATTACTCGATAAAGCGGTCAGGGATAACATGTAATGGTTCTCAGTATCCGTTGCCTCAGTGGATACTGAGCACCAATCGGGAGCATTACCCACATGGGGAGTTTCTGGCTTTTTAGACCCATCACTACCCTTTAAATAGGCCATCACAATGATTTGAGCAGTATTATATTTATTACTACCTAAAGGCAATGTGTTTGAAACCATTTTTATGTATCCACTATAGGTTACACCAGCCTCTTGAGTTACTGTGAGATTGATTTTGTTATTAGACTCATTTTGGGCAAATATCAGAGTAGTAGACCTTGAGGACCCAGTATTTTTTGAATAGTTAATTTCTACATCTAAGTAACCATCTCCAACGGTAACTCCTCCCCAAATAGCCCAACTTACGGAGGCTGAGCTCAAAGTACAAGAGGGTGTAGAGGTTGAAACTACTTTGCCATTTACCAGTTTCTTTTTGAGGGAAGTGATACGGTAGGTTATAGTACCACCCTCTGAAGATACAGTATCTGTACCTGTATCTGTAATTGCACGTGCTAGTTTGAATAATGTTTCTTCCATATCTTTATAAGTTTTTGGTTTATAGAAAGAACTTTGATATTGTAATCTACCAGATGGATAATCCGAAGTCTATGATATTATATAATCAATATAAAGAATTATGAGAAAGTATCAGTATCAGATTTACTACCATACAAGCAGAGGAAGGTACTTCATTAAGATTAGGTATTCCTTCCTGGGATTGGTGTTTTGGCTTACACTTAGAGATAAGTATTCGAGTAATATAGAAACCTTCCTTGATAAGGATAAGGCAATTGAAAGGGCAGAAGATTATTTAAGATATTTATACCTAAAGAGAAAAAATAGTAGGGTGTTAAAGGTTACTGGGAGAATAGATATTACCAGTAGGTTAAAATCAGTGAGGGAGGATTATTAAGATGGTGAAGGTTGAAACAATTAGGGATAATAATGAAAAGAGGATTCTTAAATGCCAAGAGGATAATCGGATTTGGTATCAGATATGGATTACCCAATTGGATATGAATTGTATAGAAAGATATTTTGATGAGTATGGTGAAGTTAAGAGATGGTGGTTAAGGAATCTTCAACAGTATTATGTTTTCTTTTATGAGAAGAAAGGTGGTAAGGTTCGAGGAGTTCTTGGGAAAGATAGGACTAAGGATTTAATTCGTGCTATACTTTAATTAGTTGCCAGGGATGTTAGGTCTCTGGCTTCTTTGTGTGTTATGTGAGCATGTGTGGTTGTGGGATATCTAGGTATGCCCTTAATACGAGGAGTGATTTTTGTGTGGTACTAAAAATGTGTATTTGCCTTCAAGGTACCCCTTAATGTGAGGGCTTCGAAAGTTGTGGTACTAAAAGGGGAGTACGGTTCCCTTAAATTTAACATTTAAAAATAAAAAGTAAGGGACAAATAAAAATGTTTGTCCCTTTGCTTTCTTAATTATTTACTAAATGATTGTTTAAATTTTCTTCAAATTGTTCGTCTAAACAATAACATAAGTATAGTAAAAAAGTTTTAAAAGAAAATTTTTTATAAATTGTATATTCAACTTCATTTAAATAGTCCATGCTTATTTGTTCAAGCAATAGAAATTGCTCTACATTAATTAATTGAAAAGTTTGCACGTCAATAATAGTAGATATTATTCTATGATTTGGTTTTAAAAGAATATAAACTACAAATAAAGCACTAACAAAAACTACTAATAAAATAATAAACAAACTAAATAATAACATAATAATTTTATTTTTATGATAGGGAATAAAATTTATTCCCTATCTGATTAATACTTTATTTGATTGATTTTTTTACAATCTCAAGCCCTTTTATTAATATCTCTTTCTTTTCTTCTTTAGTGTTTTCGCTTGCAATTGAAGAAAAAGAAAAATCATTTAAAACATAGACTTGTTTATAAAAGTCTATAAAGCCGTCAATTAGTTTTTTATCTGCATTGTTTGCAATCGTGGAAAGAAAATTGAAAGTTACATTTCTGAACTTTTTGCGTAACGATTTGATTTGCTTTTCGTTTGCACCCTCAAAAAGTTCTTTTTTGTAAATTTCTGTTTTTGTCCCTAAAGACGTTTTGAAAAGTCCCGCGTTTTTTTCTTTTACGCTTTTCAATACGTCTAAAGCAATTAAACTATTTGCTTTTGCGTTTGCACTTGCTTTTTCTACATTCACGTTATTAATTTGCTTTTTCATAATTAAATTGCTTGAAAGTTTTATTATTTATTATTTTTATTACCTTTTCAAATAGACTTTCAAGACTTTTTAAACTATTCTAATAAGGTAGTATTTATTTCGTTTCTGTATTGCAAATATAAGAACTATTTTTTAATCTACAAAATTTTTAGAAAATTATTTTCTTAAAAAGTTTTAAATAAAATTTTTCAAATATCTTTTTGTTTTTCTCACATTGCAAAGATACGGACTTTATTTTAATCTACAAACATTTTCAAGAAAAATTTTTGAGAAAATGAATAATTTTATTTTCAAAATTATTTTTGTGAAAAATTCATAAAATAGAAAATATTGTGCACTTAATATTTGCACTTAATTTTGGAGGTTCACAAGGGAAATCTTCGCACGCCTTGTAGTGGGCATATATGATATGTATATGGAATAATCCTATATGGCCTATGCCTGTCCTCTTGAGAGTGTATTATATACCTGTATATTGAAGGCCATTAATCGACTAAGGTGATAAAGAATTAAGGCCCTTAAGATATATCCCTATTATTGCCCTCTATAAACCTATTAGGTCCTAATTCAATAAGGCCATATAGGGACTATGGTAAGCCTATAGAGATTAGGATAGCCTATAATGGCTTACTAAGTTAGCGTAAGTAAAAACCCAGAACCTAAGTTAGGCCTGGGGCAATGTAGTTAATCCTTGAATAGGTAGAAGGTAATAACCATAGGCCTTATAGGTATCCTCGGCAGTATCGGTATCAGCCATAGGTTCCTCTTCGAGAGAATTGAAGGTAAAGAATTCATCGTCGGTATTATAGTATACCAGAATTTCGGTTACCTTAAAATCTTGGATTAGGTTAGTTAGGTGTTCGAAGTAATCGGTCTCATCGTAGTGAAAGTCAGTGATAGAATTATCATAAGTATTAGCGATATACTGATACCAAGGATAATATGAGTCATAAGTGCAAAGATAGGCTAGCAATGAATTAATGATTGCCTGTGGATTCTTCTGTCTGAATGATGCTTGAGATGTTTTCATATCGGTATATTTTTAAATGATTAATACTTTATTTTTCTCTATGCAAATATACATATAATATATTATATATGCAAATAATGCTGGGGTACCTTTAGGTTAATTTGCCTTAATCCTTGAGGCCATGAATGGAGATTGCCATTTACCTTCCCTACCTATACCTAATATTATATAATACCTAATGGCTCTAGGCAATCTAGGTACCCCTAAATCACAAAATTGTCCTAGAATACAAAAGTTAATGCTAATATAAATACTAAGCAAATAAATTACATACTTACTAGGAATATTACCTAAATATGCCCCATGAAAGCCTTAAATCCTATAAACCATTTAGCCATAAAACCTAATATCCTATTTACCTAACCCCAACCTATATGTATTATATAATACCTAATATAATAACTTGGTGAAGGCAATCAAGGTAAATTAATAATGGCCATTAATCGACGATGTACTAAAGCTATACTACCTACATACATAGAAGCTACATAACATATCTGTATTATATAATCACCTACCTTCGAATTACCTTGAATGCAATCTATAATATAATACATATAAAGGGTACTCATGGCAATCGGATTTAGGGGCCATTAATGGTCGGATTTATTTGCCTTTTTAGGCCTTTTTGAGTTTGCCTTTAAAGTGTGTAGTAGAGCTATATGGTATAGTGGCTATATAGTGAGTTGAGTGGCTTTGTATAGTAGAGGGGTTATCACTTGCCTTGTTTGCCTAAATCCCCAAAACCCCCGGTGAGGTACCTTGATATATGTATTAGGTATTATTATATTAGTAGATGGTATATTAGTTATAGAGGGGATAGGTAGATATTGTACCTTAGTTAGCGTTAGTATGATTTTGTTTTATTTTTGTGTTGGGTGGTGTGGGAGGTACCCGGTTATTTATTCCAGGTACCTTGTGGGTATTTATTCGATTAGGTATACCTGTATGAAGGCATATACTAAAAAGATTATGATTACATTGATGAATTTCTTTGTTAGGTAGGCTTCTTCATTTAGGATTAGAAGCCAGATCGTTACGATGAGTAGGATTAGTAATTTCATAATTTTTAGTATTATTATATGTATCTTAGTATAATCCTATATGTGTAGGATACCAGGATTAGTGATGGGGTGTATAGGGTTAGTATTAGGGTTTGTGAGATGATATACCTTATTTTGTTTGTTGGGGGGGGG